AAAGCGTTTCCATCTGAATTGTCTGGTATGTATACAGAAGACGAAATGGATCAGGCACATCAAGACCCAGTTACATTTAATAAAGATCGTGCACCAGACAAAGAAAATAAACCCAGGGCGCATGAAGTACATGCTAATCCCCTACCAGACTGGGAGTCTAGTGGGTCTAAAACGAAATGTTCACAAAAACAAGCCGCTTCTCTCCATACGCTCGCTATTAATCAAATGAAGTGGCATGGCTTTGACTTCACTCTTTTCCTTCAAAGCCGTGGTTACACCCATAAAGAAGACATACCCTTTGACCGGGTTAATGGTCTTATTGATGAAATAAAAAATATTGGACCTAAACCGCTAGAAGGCGCAGCTCTCGACTGGAAAGCTAAGCTCGCTAATAAAAAGGAGAACACAAATGAGATTTAAACTAGATGATTTTTTCGACATTTGCCGCTTTTTATTTATTACCTATCTTTTAAGCTTCATTCTTACAGGCTGCGGAGATTCTTCTTCTAATAACAACACACTAGGCGTCATTCCTAATAGTGATCATGGGTTTTATGATCCGGACGCCTTCATTTCTCTTAAAGAAGAAACATGCACCGAGCTTGCGACTCGGAAGGCTGAAAGTAATTATACTGAGTGCCTCTATTTATTCGCCGCCCTTGGAGAAGACTATTGCATGTCAAAGAAAGATAGCGCCATCTCAAAAGCTCTTATCGAATATAAAGCCGATGCGGAATACTTTAAATCATCATATTTCTATTGCCTGAAAGATCCGCTTAATTTTAATATGTGCGAAAGCAACTTTGAGTTAGAAATAGGATTCATACTAGGACGATGCGGAGACAATCAAATATAATAGCCATGCCGAAACGAGGACGACCCACCATTAAGAACAAGAAGAAGAAAATAGCTATTTCGATTTCGGATAAATGTTTTAAGTTTCTCAATCAGTTCAGGAACAGATCGAGGTTCATAGAAGAACTTATTACCCATCACCTAGAAGCATCTCAGGGCCCTATTAAGACTATTTCTTCTCGGCGCTAACTCTTTTTGAGATCTCTTCATTAACAACAGCAATCTCTTTTTGAATCGCTTGTACCTTAGCGGCAGCATCATAGACGAGCGCCTTAAGGTCATTAATAGAGAGTGATTTAAGATCTATGGTTTGTGGGAGTGGTTCTTGAGCTTGTTCTGTCATACCCTAAAACTATAGGACTTTTTTGAGTTCTGTCAGCAATCTTTTGAATCTTTTTTAAAAGCTGTCGAGATATGTTCTTGGCCTTTAGCGATTCGTCTTGAGTTAATCGACTCACCCGCAAGATCACTAAAGAGGTCGTCATGAATGTCGATTTGGTTTTCCATAATCTCTAGGGTTTGTTTTATTTGGCTTAAGAGCAGAGAGATATCGATTGTTGTTTTTTCTAGTTTTAGGATTGAGTTTCTGATTTGCCAGATGTATTTCAACCCCATCACAATAATTGTAAACGTTCCTGTAAGAATGCCCTTGATAAGCCATTCATTTTCTATGAAAGGGCCGATCATGGTCTGTTTCCTCTATTCACTTCATAAATATCTATAAGAGGCTTTGCTTTTTCAGCTTCTTTGTTTTCGACCCGAGCGTCATTAATACGCTGAGACTGATCGATCAATTGAAGCATTTTAACAAGTTGAGTACCAAACCAATCAGAGTCTGTTGGCTGTGGGTCATCTGGTCTTGTCGGGTCAACAACATCTGGCTTATTAAGTCTCTTTGCAAAACGTCGTAAGAATTGATTGTAGTCAGAATCTGGTATATTTATTTCTATTTTTGCCATAAAAACCTCTTAAACCGCTTTTGTTCCTGCAGCATAAAACCAATTTGTACCATCAGACCAGCATATATACTCTGCAGTACCGGCAGCATTATCGTTTACAATTCCTACAAATCCAGCTCCTACAGTGGAGGGTTGTCCGAATGCTGTATCGAGCTCGGCATCGGTTGGTGGAGATGATACGTTATCCGTGACGATGATAGTTCTTAAGCCCGCCTGAAAATCGGTGATCCCCTTGATGACGCTTGGGGCGGTGGTATTCGTATAAATGGCATATTCGGTGTCGCCGTCAACATCATTGATATAGAGTCCGTATGTTGTAACTGTGCCGCCGAGATTGCTTCCTACGTCGATATAAATTCCATAATTTGTTCGTGTTAGAGTGCCAGCTGTAAGCGTTCCATTTTGAGATGTTATTATTTTTATGCCATAAAGATTAACATCATATGTACCACTGGCATTATTAAAACTCATGTCATCGCTAACGCGTATATTCATGCCGTAATAATCGTTTTTTAAATGTCCGGCTGTTGTACAGCTACCGTTAATATCGGTAACTCCATTGTAGCTATACCAACTTTCAACTCCCGACTGATGATCGTAGCCGGTTGTATATGTCGTATTGTTGGTAACTAAAACATCGTTTCCTATTCTACTCCAATTTGAATCTGAAATCGTACTGTTAAACGTTTCATTAACGGTGAGTTCCTGGTAGATATTTCGGTGTGTATTTTGATGGGTGCTATCACCTATGTGTCTATCTAGATAAACGAGATCACTTGCAGCATTTTTATCAAATGGATTCGTACCTCCATTAACATAAACCACGGGGTTATCGATGCTTAGCGTTCCATCGTTTGATACGATATGTAGCCGTGACGTTGGGATGGCGATATTTATTCCCAAGCTATAGGCGAGATAATTAGGAGCCGCCGCGAGTATATAGAGACCCCAATTATTTGCAGCGCCTGTAACACTCGATAAATAATAACCGAAAGCATAATCAGACGTACCTGTGCCATCATGAGCAACGGTGACATAATGCCCGTAGACTCTAGTGTCTGTGAGCGTACCAGCAGTAAGCGTCGGATTATAGTTAACATTAATTCTTTCGCCATACACGTTTTGAGCAGCATTCACATAGGAGGCATTATTGTAAGTGGGGAGAAAATCAAAATCGATATCAACGGCTGCGGCGTCATGGTAGGCGAATGCATCAGCTGCTGTATTTGTTCCTTGAACATTTAATACAATTTGCGCTCCGTAGTTAAAATCTTGGATAAGAAATGTCGATGACCCCACATGTGAGGTTGTTATGTTATTTGCTGAGTAGTTTGCATATGAATTATAAGTCGCGACAAGATCGCCAGCTGTACAATGTTTTGCAAACGCAAGAGTATTAAATATTGAATAGCCTGAAAAGTCAGAGAAGTTATCGCCGACTCCCGTATTTGAAGATACGACTATGAGCCCAATGGCTGGCGAAGTTGTAGATGAATAGGGATTTGTCGTTTGATCAATGTATGAGATTACGCGGTCAGTTGCGGCTGCGCGCACCTCCAAATTATAACCTGGAGACGCAAGCCCTATTCCTAATCGGTTATTAGCGGCGTCGAAGAAAAGGCCGCTATTATCAGTCGAGACGAGTCCATTTGATGCGGCATAAAAAACACCTCCAGCTGTATGGGCGGCGAGATAAAGATTTCGTGGGCGCGTTGCGCTTGCGGCGCCTATATCATAGGTATTGTCTGCTGAAAAAAGTAAATTTGCATAAGAATAAATATAGGTTGTATCGTAAACTCGTAATACAGGCGTGCCTCCACCGTCTGCGGCAACTTCAAAGATGATATTTGTTCCTCCGTCTACGAGTCCGTAAACTTTAAAAAGTCCGCTTGTTGGGTTCCATGTAACACGCGCGTCACCTGAGACGACCCCAGAGTTTGAATAAAGAACTCTCGTATTAGAAATATCTGTGAGTGTGAGAGTGTCTCCGCTACTTACGACAGGACTTGTACCACCACTTGTGTTTCCGGCGGCGAGAACTGCTGCCCAAGTAGAGGGAGTGATAATTCCCGTATTCGCGATTGTAATCGTATCACTTGCGGCAGTACCTGTGATTGAGATTCCTGAGCCTGCTGTGAGCGTAAGAGTATCGGCGAACTGATCAGCAACGACAGGATCTCCGCTTGTTGGCGTAATCGTTTGAAAGGCATAGAGATCTGGTTCAGTTGCGCATCCACCGCCAGACTTTCTAATCCGAGTGGTCAATAGTTTGTCCTCGGGTAAATAACGACCATGGTGCCCGCACCCGTTGCTTGCGTATCAAAGGAAACGCGAACGTAGGGTATGCCACCACCGAAGGGGAGTTCATAAAGTCCGCCTGTTGAGGCTGTTACTTGTGTTGCTCCTGCGGCGGGGCACACATAATCGAAATAGTAGGCTGTTTGCGCGCTTAAACCTGAGTCATAGGTTCCCTCTAGGGTGAAGTAGACGGTATCTGATGCGAATTTTCCGGCTACGTTTGATATTTGAAGTATGATTTGATCGTGGTAGCCGACGAAGACTTGAGTGGTGCCTGTAGCCCCTGTTGCGTACTCAAGTTCATAGAATTGAACCATTTCCATGGTATAAATATTCTATCATGAAAGGGCTTTGGTCTATGGTTTTCAAACGTCAGTTGCTTCCTTTTGTCTTTAAACATCATTTAACCAGCCATAGTCTCCGAAAAGTTCTTTTGAAGCTTTATTATAAGCAAGAGCCGCCTCTTTTTCAGTATTAAAAGATCCACAATTTTTAGTTTTTCCATCGATCCATATACAGGCCTTCCATCTCCAATTTTGTGGATTTCTTTTGTCGACTTGCACGCCCCTAAATTTGGAATTTTTTTTTCCAAATCTGCTTCTTCGATCCATATTTCTCATATTTTGATCGGCCGTAACAAATCTCAAATTGCTTTTTCTATTATCCAGTGGGTTTCTATTTTTATGATCTATTTGCGATGCTTTAAATTGGGACATTTTATGCATAACTATTTTATGTAAATATCTATCTTCTCTTACTCGACCATATTCTGTTTTTATATATCTTGTAACAAGTACAGAAGAAATACGATTGTTTTTTTTGTTTTCAAAATGAATTCGCCAATAAGGGAAAACATCTTTAATCCATTTGTCATCATCATCAATTAAGACGATGTGTTCGGTTGGCAGTTTTATTTCCATAAAATGGTCTAATCTATATCTGACCTTTTTGGATAAATCGACGACAAATCAATCGGAAGGCCATATTCTTGTGTCATCGATTTTACGCCCTTTGTATGAATATAGAGGTGATGCTTCTTGCACAGATTTAGGAGATTAGACGGCTCATCCAGACCACCAGATTTTTTACTTTGGATATGATGCCAGCAAGACTCGGGATCGCCACATATCCAACAGGGTGGACACTCAGGAAGTCGACGCGTCATTTCCACATACCAAGCAACGTTTTCCTCTAACCTTATCACGGTCGTCAATCATCTAAAGCTGGGCTTTTTCCATATTTATCAAAACTCTGCAATCATGAAATGAGTTATGGAGTCGATAGAGATAAATAGTCATGTTACCAGATTGCGTTGTTGGGATGGGATTTGAGCATCTGATCGTTACGGTATTGAAGGCGAGGTCTGCGAGTGGTTTTTTCATTAGGTCGTTAAACAATTCCGGTCTGAGTTCATTTGGTTCATCTTGATATTGAAGGGAGTGAATTTCAATTTGACCGTTAGAGAGGGGAACTTTTGCGACAAAAACAAGATGTGAAAAGGGAGCGCCGAGTCCGCTTTCCTCTCCATTTCTAGAAATTCTTGTGACTTCTGCTTGAGACAAGTTAAAAGATTTTGAGTAGACGTTGTCAGCTTGAATCACTTGAGCATTTAAAAAAAGGCAGGCGAAAGCGATTAAGAAATATTTCATAGATTTTTCTCCATTTATGAACCCTGTTAATTTTTAAAACGTCGTCAATTATCTCGTATCACCTTAAGTCTAAAGAACTCCTTATTTTTCGATGGATTTAAGGGGATACGATAATTTTGATTGGTAGCGGTGAACTCGTCAATGAGGTACCAGTCTTTTAGGTTTTCCGTACCCTCGAGACGATAAACATGATTTGTATGGACGAGAGAGTTAAAAAAGCCGTCAGCAAACGTGAATCTACTTCCGACAAAATAGCTAACAACGTTACTTCGATCGCTTTCACAGCAAGCATTTGAAGCTGTTACATAGTAGGTATAGATGAACCCTTCATCGAGTCCTGTTACCTCAAAGAGAGTATTCGAAGTTGTTCCGATCGATTGATAATTCCCATCATCGAGGTCTCTATAAACAGTATAATGTGTGACATTATCTTCTGGGGGATTAGCATCCCAAGCGAGACGAATAGAATAACTCACAATCAATAAACCCAAGTAACCCATTTTTTAACCCTTAAGCTTAGGGAGTCATGAAAGTTTTTAGCCTCTCATGACTCCCAAGCGTTGAATATCGATTTTTTTGTTGATTTGGTACTACTTAAATAAGTAGAAGTAGGCAATCTGTTTTCTAGGGAAAACGTCCGATGCCGTTGCCGCTACCGTCTCCGTAGCCACTTCCATAGCCGTCGCCAAAGCAATCGCCAATATTAACCCTATAATATATTTCATTTCTCCTCTTTCTACCCACACTGTTTAGTTGTTGTATTATATTCCTCTCGGACTTATAGTTTAAGTCATACTATAATGCAATGAATATTAACGATAAAGAAAAGAAGTTTTGGGGGTGATTGATGAGTGAAAATGTTTGGAATTTAACGACTGATGATGATTGCAGCAGCTTTAAAATGGAGACCAACTCAACTGAAATGCTCAAGATCACAAAGGACGGCAAGTGTTTCATTCGCGGTAAGGAGTTTAATCTCGATGAGCCTCATCAGAAGATGGCGGAGCAAATTGTAGAAGATTTTCTTTATATCTTTAGGGGTATTCGGAGGGCGTGTGATGAGTGACTAGCTAGACGATAAGACTATCGCCTCTGCCGATGCCATTGCCGCTACCGTCTCCGTAGCCGCTGCCGCTGCCGTCGCCATATTCATCGCCGCCGCCGCCGCCGTCATCGCCGCTACCGCTACCGCTACCGTCTCCGTATCCGTAGCCACTGCCATAGCCGTAGCCATAGCCATCGCCTATGCCGCTACCGTATCCGTAGCCGCTACCGCTGCCGTCGCCATATCCACTGCCATAGCCGCTTCCGTCACCGATGCCGTCTCCGTCTCCGTCTCCATAGCCGTCGCCTCTGCCGCTACCGTAGCCTATGCCGCTACCGTAGCCGTAGCTGCTGCCATCGCCATCGCCGATTTCGATTCGGTCTCCGTGATGCTTATTCTTTATCTTCGATAAATTTAACATAGGTCTTTTCGGCTTTTTCCGTAGTCGGAATGAACTCAATACAGTTTGTTAAATAGACCTCACCCGTTTCATTGAGTCGACCACCCTTAATGCCGTTATTCGCCACTGCTGAAAGAGAAAGGCCTCCGCCCTCCCACCGCCAAAGACGAAGCGCATTTTTTAGATGACATTCCATTTCATTAATTGAAACGACGTCTCCTATATGCACACCAGCCGAATAAGTCCTTACAAGACATCGCCTTCCAATCATAGGATGCGGCTCTTTTATCGTTAGCGCGCCTTCAAAAAGAGATTTTAGTTTTTTAATATCACCTAATTTTAAATCGTCTATGTTCATTCCTTCTATCCTTTGATGTTGTAACTCATATTGAGTCATACCTTAACCCGGGTCATTAATTCGGTCAATCCACTCGATCAAATAGAGAGAGGTCTGATCGATTATTGTATCAGGCAGGCAGTCGTATGATTCTCATAGATATCCCTGTTCTCATTGTCCCAAATCCATTCACCCTTTGAATATTGGTCTCTATAGACCTTAACCATTTTTCTTTCAAAGACTGAGCCACAGCAAGAGAGTCTGATTTTGTGGCATCGGATCTCAGCAGACTGATCGATTTTTGGCGGCGTTGAGATGGAGAGCCTATGAGCTATTTTTCTAGCTTCTAAAAGCCTTAAAAGCATTTCACCTCTTTGCGGATTAAATAAATTGCTGATCGATAGTAAGTGTGGATTTTTCTTAAAAAATGCCTTCTGTCTCTCATTAGCCAGGTCTCTGTCAATCACGTACTTAAAATCATCTGCTTTGAACTGATAGGTATTGTACCAGTAGAGACAGTTCTGTTTATCGTACGTTCGATCGATTTCTGAGCCAACAGTTGCATGGAAGTGAGATCTAATATCTTCGAAAGTTTTTTCAAACTGACTGTCAGATCGATCTGCATCCACCATATTATCTTGCTTCTCAAGGCCATCATTTAGCTCACGATAGTCTTGATTACTGCTCTGACTGCTCAGACTGATTGACTGATTTTCTTTTTTCATTTTTAACTCCTTTAATCGCGAAGCGGGTACACGTCCCCCCTACCCAGATCCCGAAGAAAGCTGGTTCGGCGGGGTGCGTAGGGAGTGGTATTTCCACTGAGTGCGCAGGCTTGATGTCATGATGACGAAAAAAGATCAAACGCATCTTCTTTCCCTCGAACCCCTTCAAGCCTTCAATCGTCCCCCAGGGGTGGGCTTTTCGAGCTTCACTGTAGCCCGCCTTATCTACTCCATACCCCCAGCCGATTTGAGCCGCACAAAGGTATGAAAGGCATAGAACGCCACCTAAACTACTCAAGCCCATTCATCAACTAAAAAAAGTGTGCAAAGTATTTCACAGTGAACAAAAGTTGCACAGAGAAACAAAAGTTACACCATGTTCCACGTGAAACATTCAATTGTTTGAGGTATGAACTAAACTAATGCAAACTCTTTTAAGAGACCTCAGGCACTCGGACGTCGATATGATATTCTCTTGGAGAAACCACAAAGAAATTGAAAAATGGACAGAAAAAGGCGAAGTCTCAAGAGACGAACACTGGAATTGGTACTACGCCTGGGATCGGTCCGCTCCTCGGTGGATATTCGAACTCAACAATAACCCAGTAGGCTTTATTCACTTCAAATGGCTCGCAGACGCTAAAAGAACGCTCGAATGGTCTTACTACTTAAACCCCTTCGATTTAAACGTGCTCAGGGCAAATGGCTTAGCCACAATCATGCTCTCAATGAGTCTCTGGAAAATTAATCAAATGCTTCACGATGTGAAAATCATAGGACGCGTAAAACTCCAAAACCTCCCAAGCGTGCGCCTCCACGAAAAACTAGGATTTAAAGAACAAAAATGCATCGAGAATGAAAGAAGATTCATCAAATGGCCGAAATCATTGTAGATCCTGGCTCAACCCATATGGGAAAACTTAAATACGCTAAAGAACATATCGATAATGCCTGGCGGGCGGGCGCCCATATCATCAAATTTCAACTCTTCTCAAACCCAAAAGGATATGAGGGAGGTAACATCGAACTCCCCCTTAAATGGTGGGATGAACTCGTCGCCTACGCCAATAAACGCATTCAAGTCACAGCATCTGTCTTCGATGAAGATAAGCTTAACTTTCTAATATCAAAAGAACCCCAATACATTAAATTCGCCTACTCAAAAAAACTAGAATCTAAATGGATCGATAAATGCATTCGCGCTGACATATTCCCCATCGTCTCGTGCGATGTTATGACAGATCACCTCATCTCAAAAGATACAATTAGGCTTTACTGCATCCCAGAATACCCTGTGCGCTACGAGATTGCCTTTGATTCTATTTTCCCACGATTCGATGGGTTCAGTGATCATACTCTCGGTATACGTCAATCTGTGCGAGCATTTCAGGCCGGAGCGAAGTGGGTTGAAAAACATACCACCCTTAAACATTCTGATGTTAACTGCCCCGATAACTCGTTCGCTGTAAGCTATTCTGAAATAGAAAAACTAGCCTCTCAATTTAGAGCGCCTTACTAACCGCTTCTCACCATTCATAATAAGCATTTTTATAATAGATGCCGCATCACGCCCCGCTAACTTCTCCGAAAGAAGTGCTAATATCTCCCTAACATCTCCCACGGACGCCTGGTGCTTCTTCCCTTCCATCTTCGCTATTTCTGAGGCAAGCTTATTAAATGTCATTTTTTCATCTTACCAAATCGATCAAGCTTACTCAAAGTCTCTTTACATACGAACGGATCATAAAGATCTAACTCATGGCGAATTCGCTCTCTCGCTCTATCCTTCATGAAGCCCTGATAGGGATAGTCACCGAAAATGATAAGGATGGCCGTTATGAGCTTAATCTTCATGGAGCTCGTTATGAACGTCTTTTAGATATTTTTCAATATCATCAACAGAACGAACAACGAAATAATACCCTCGATTGGCTTCACAATGATTCTTAAAAGCCCTCTGGTATTCACTCGTTACACCCTTCTTTGACTTTACCTCAATACCAATAAACCGACCCTTATAAATGATTATGATGTCCGGAATTCCTTTGAGGACATATTTAGAAGCATGAGGCCTAAACCTTTTCTTCGCTGTATCGAAATACCCACCATTCGGCTGCTTCCAAAAAAAATACCGCTTAAGATAAAGATAATCACAAATCGATCTCTCAATATCTTTTTCCCTCATACTTTGCTTATATAGAAATCTGTGGCGGAGGAGGAGGATAAACTCGCTAAAGATATGACTCTTTGGCTTACTTTAAGCGAAGCGAAGAGTATCGAAGAATGCCGTAAACGCTGCGGGATGGAACCCATTAAAGAAATCTTCGCCGCCTGCAAAGGTTGTGGGAAAGACATACGCACTCAAATCGTCGGACGAAGACGAATCACGTTTTACTGCACGCTCTGTAAAGAAAATCCTCATTTGTTATGATCGCCACCACACCAATCAAGAAGAACATTAAAATCGGTGTGCGGGATACAAATAAATTTGTCGGCCTTCGCGTCGTCCGCGACTAATTGAAACTCTTTTCCCTCCGGATCAACACAGAAAAAAGTCTGATAATCGACAGAATAAATACAGGAAGTAATAGGCGGCATTTTACCGCAACCACTAAAGACCACGCAAAACGCGATTAAGCTTCTTCGCAGCCTCTTTAAATTCTTCATCTGTCTTCGCCTTCTCTATGGCCTGCATCGCTTCCGTTTTTTCAGCAAACCATTTCTCTCTTTCAACCTTCTCAAACCACCCCAGCAAATCCCGAATGAGTTTAATCAATTCAGGGATCGCTGCGATGGCCTTAAGGATCGTCGAAATCATCCAATACTGATCTTACCCTTAGTGACAAGTCTTAGCAAAATGCCAAGCCCGCCGATACCAGCCATCACAATCTCTGCATTGGCTTGCACCCACTCATGTATTGAAGGCATAAACCCTAACGATGCAATCACGCCTAAAATAGCCACAAGTGCATTGAAAAGGATTGTCTTCGACTCCCACGGTTTTTTATCTTCCATTATTTCCCCCTCCTTATTTTGTAACGCTTGATAAATTTATCCACATAATTAGTAGGCCAGTTTTTTCTGTTTTTGAGAACTCCAGGTCCTGCATTATACATCGCCGCTAAATCCATCTCATTTTTAGGCCCGTAGTTAAAGAATTTGTTAATATATTCAACCACATAGGGAACGCTTATGACACCACTCCAAAGATTAAGCGGATGATCCCGATAGCCAAGCTCACGAGCGACAATCCAAAGAATCTGAAATGGCCCATAGGAGCACGCACACAGATCTCCAAACTCACGATATCCATCTTGAAGAAGTTTCGATTTTTTATAAGCTATCGAACTTCTTGAATAACTAAGCTCAAACCGAGGTACCCCATACTCCCCAAAGGAACTCTCAAGATCAGCTATCGCCATTAAAAAAGCTTGAGCGTTCATTTCGGGAAACACTTTTAAATCCTCCGAATGATAACGAATGATATTGTAGAGCTCAGACTCCGTATGCATCTGCGCCTTAAGAGCCGAAGTCGCAAACGAAATCTGAAAATCAAAGGCCATTTTAGATGGTTGTTTCGAAAGCCTTAAATCTCGTATGCACGTTCAAATCATCAGAAGTGCTAGCAAAGGCCGTATCCGTTAGCAAAGTAAGATCACTATAGAGAGATTGTATGGCTTGGCTGCCACTCACTGACATTTGCAAATTCGTATAAGCCCCATTAATAATGGCAAAACCACAATGATGAAACTGACTATGAAAGGTCCAATCTATCCAATAAGGCAAAATAATGTTAAGAGTACCGCCACCAACACCATTCGTGCAATTGCCCTGGCCAGAAGTTGAAAAAGCTACTGTGCAAAACCCATCTAGCCCGATGTGATAACGATAGCTTCCATCACCACTCGCCCACGTTGGTTCAGTTCCAGAAGAATAGATAAATCCATTCGATCCGCTATAATGATCCGCCGGCATGATCCAAGTTTTCTGCCTAAACGGCGTAGTCGTTATGCCGTCGCCATAAGCACTTGAAAAACTCTGAACAGTCCAGTCCCCACCCGTACCAGTCTTTTGCATCGTTAAACCACCAATAAGCTTACATGGCTTAGAAGCATGCGAACTCGTTACATCAGTAGTCGTTAAGAAAAACATTTCGTAAGGACTTCTAGTGCCAGCCGCCACCCCCTTATATGAAATATATGTGCCTTGCGGACTTCGATTAAAAGTAGGACACCTTGAAATGGCGATGATGCAGTTAGCGTCTGTGTTGTCACCGTTGACGGCATAAATATAAAATGGAGCATCTTGAGCCCAACCAATCCCACTTTCAGTGCCAAAATGATGCCCACTAAAAGAACTACTGCCGCCGTCATCTACAAAACTTTGTGCGGCTGTAAGTTTAAGTAGTATGAGTTGCCCTGTCGTTGTTGATGGTAAAACAACGTAACCAGGATTACTCGAACTTAATGCTGATCCAGCTGCGTCTGTAATCGTAAGTGTGCTCGATGAATAGGTGATGCCTAAATTAACAGTCGTCGAATAAGCAAGATCACTTGTTATAATCTGAGCATCTACATTCGCATTGACCGTCAGATTGCCTGTCAAAACAGAAGCATTCGTAGATGTGCTGTTGATGAAATAGTTGCCCGAATAAGAATTGTTGTCAGCGATAAACGCATTATTTGTGCCCGCTGTTTGCGTCTCACCATAAAAATTTGTGAGGCGCGTTATAGTATTCGACGCTCCCTTCGAAGCACTAGCCGCATAAAATGCTCTAACAATAGGAGTTGTAAACGAAGCATTCGCTGTCGTCGGGACCGAAACGATCACATCACCTAAAGTCGTTGCAGCACTTGTAAAAGCCGTATCGACATAAACCGCTCTTTGAGACGCTCCCGTTAAAAATCCACTCGCATCTGATGTGACTCGAAATTCGATGCCAGCATTAAGCCCAGAACTCACCCCTATGCCGGCGTTTCTAGAAATTTGTTGTGAGCCATGAGTCACATGGGCCTGAGTTCCCCCAGAAGCCCCGATTGTAAAAAGACCAGCGGCTGAAATAGTAAAGACTGTTGATGTTGTAAGATCAGCTCCGATGCCAATCTTAAAAGCTTGTGTCGCCGAATAATCGAGACCCAGCGACCACCAATTCGTTGAATTAGCATTCAATCTCACATAACAATCTTCTGTCGTCGTATTTGTCAGTTGAAGATGCGCACCAGAGGCCCCACCATTAGAAATTTGAAAATATCCATAAATGATATGACTTTGAGTTCCTCCACTCGCCCCGAAAGTTAAAAGTCCAGAAGTATCGATGTTAATATATTCATTTGTCCCAAGTGCTGTACCCTTACATAAACTAAAATCACCAGACGTATCATCGCGACCCCATATCCATGCGTTCGTCGTATCTCCCGACTCATAGGCAGTAAAAAAAGCATCCCCAGATCCAGACGCTTTAGAAACAGCCGCTATACTAACATTTGAAGTCCCAGACGTGCTCGTTACTCTAAAAATACTAGCAGCCGCAGAAACAAGATCTAAAGTAGCAGCAGCATTTCGCCACAAACCGAGGGTTGTCTCAGATGTAAACGAAAACGCCGGTGCTGTTGACGCTCCGTCGGTCGCTCGAATTACTCCTGTAAAACTAGAAATCCCAGTGATAGCTAAGGTTCCAGCGAAAGTTCCATTGTTAACTGAAATGTCTTTAGTGCCGTCACTGAGGCCATTAATAATGTCTGTGAAGTTCGTATTCACATCGGCCGATACGATAATGGCCCCCGCTGAAAATGTGTTCGTTACTGATGTAAAAGCCATAACCTATTTTCCCTTCTTCATTCGCCTTTTGGCGGCCTTATTTATAGCCTGTCGCTGTATGGAATACGCTATAGCAATCGCCTGCTTTGGATCTTTTCCCGCAGCTATTTCTCTCTCTATATTCTTATCACGCGCTTTTTTTGATTTTCCATGAATGAGCGGCATTAAAATCCCCTTCCTTGAGGTCTAAGATCTTGAGACGGTCTTTCGGTTAATTGATCTGGCGTTGGAATCTGTTTTTTGGGTGTTATTAAATTGAGTAAACCCGTTACTTTTAAGGCATCATCTAGTCCGCGTGGTGAGGCGCCTTCTATAAATTTAGCGGCTGCGTCCAGAGCGCTAGCAGCTACCTGGTTTCCCCTCGTGCGAACAAGTTTATTGGCTAGCCCCACAGGTATGGCAGCCAAAAGACCCGAAGGACCGCCTGTAGCAAAAGTGCCCGCTATAGCCGCCGTCCCGGCGGATCCGTAATCAGTCAGACTAAACCATCTATTTTTACTTTGCCTAGACACTGTTTTAGAAATCAATGATTGAGCATCTTTCAAGTTCCTAAAACTTTCCTTCGCAGCCACAAATCCGTTAGTCATTTCTGGATGAGCGGCTTTTAATGCCACATCAATGCCTTCTTCTATTTTGTTATTTAAAAGCCTATAAACATTTTGAAATGCATCCCTCGAAAGACTGTCACCAGATTTAGAAAATTTTGCTTTAGCTAATTCCAAAAGTCGTTTTTCTTTTTGGGCCTCGACAAAACTAAGAGCTTTTTTTCCGTGAACAATTAAAAAGTTATCGGCCCATCTGTCGACTTCCTTTGCCACATCTAATGTAGAGGCTTTATTCGAAAGAGGAGTTACTATTGTGCTTTTAATATCCTGAACAATGTCAGCAGCGTTTAATTGTTTGACAGCTGAATTAGCTTCAGCAGCCTTATCAGCCGTTTTGGCATAAAACCCAACCTGCTCACCAACATCATCAACCGATTTATTAACACGGGATAAAATAGTTTTATAACTGGCACCAGGAGTCACTATTTTCCGAGCTAATAATTCTCCTCCTACAGCGGTCGCTCTGTTTTGATCGACAATCTTATCTGCTGCCTTTCCTAGTGGTTTGAGAGAATCAAAAGAAAACTGATCGGCAACATTCTTAAGTTTATTAGACAGCTTAAGAGATTTAAGTGCTTGTCTACCAAGTGATGCCAAAGAATAAAGACCAAAGCCAAGTTCGGTTGCCCCCTGAGCGGTAGACACCTCTTCTTGAAAAGGCTTTTGAACTTCTTTTTCCTCTTGGAATTTTTTCGAGAATTCAGGAGATTCACCGGTAACAATACTTTTAATTCCACGCGCGCCGGCTCTGATTCCGGGCGCTATTGTTTCTTGTATTCTTAATTCTGGAAGGACAGCACTTTCCCCAGCTTTTTTAAGTCTTTCAATCGGTCCGCCTGATTCTGTTAAGGCTGCTCTTCCCAATATTTCTATTCCTCTTGGTATATTGAGAGGATTAACGGCTTCTGTCGCGCCAATAGCTACACCAGCTAATTGCTTTCCAACTTCAGGAATGGATTCTTTAAATTGACCTATAATATCCTTACCAGGCTTTCTAGGTTCGTCGATAACCTCAAACGGCTTGCCAGGATCGAACGTAACCTGCGCTTTTCCGTTCTCAGAACTAACAACCTCAAATGGTTTATTAGGGTCAAAAAGTATTTTTTTCCTATTGTTGCTCATAGTTTCCAGTTCTCTCGTTGAGAATGAAAGTAACACCATTTTGCTTAACTATTTTGGGCCTTGATGGTTCCTGTTTAGGTTGTGACTGTGGCTGAGCGGCGTTTTGATTTGATTTGATTAAAATATCACTAAATATTTCAGCCTGTTCTTTAGAAAGACCCTCAAAAGCATCCGCCTTGAGTTCAGGGCCATATTCCCTAATAATCTGCTTATAGATATCTTCATCCGATATACCACGCGATCTTGCGCGCGATATGATATCTTTATCAGCCTCCGCCTGAATAATTAACTGAGCCTTGTGAAGTCTTTCAGCGGTCTGAGCGATATCTTGTCTTTGTTCTGGGCTAAGTCTTTCGCCCGCCGTTATCTTTGCGTACCAAGATTGAATGTTTTGGCCAAGAGATCCCGTTGAAGCGGCCACCGCAAATTCACCCTCTCTAACAGAAGAACCAGGATCTAGCGTTCTCTCAAAAGATTTAATTAAAGATAAATCACCAAACGCCGAAGGATCGTTAGCACCAGCTCTTATTTTAAGAATAGACGTTTTAGATGACTGGGTGTTTTTAAACACCGGAGAATTTTCTCTCTGGTCTATAAGTTTATCAATACGTCCAATCTGTTCTTTTTGATCGGGCATTCCAACTTGCTCTGCCTCTTTTTGTGTCTTAATAGCCTGAGCTTTTTTAAGAGAAAGCTCCGCCTCACGTAACTGCCTTGATAGAGCATCTCCCTCGACGAGAAAGCCCAAATCTCCCTCTGTGGGCAAAACGATACTTCCACCTTTTCGTAAATCATTTATTTGATCCGCCTGAACAAGCCTACCAAGGCCCTTCGACGTATAATCGATTGCACTGTTTACAGGAAGCCTTGAAGCCTTTGTAGTATAATAATTAGGCGTTCCGTCAAATGAAATAGAAAAAGCCGAAGGATTGTTAGGCACTTCTTCCGGCTTAATTGAAACAAAGTCCTTTTGCAGATTAGCCTTAAGCTTTTGCTCCTCCACTTGTTGGTTCTTTTCTTGAATATCAATCTGACGACTTCTTTGAAACGCATCGGCGACATTCGCGCCCGTATTAATTAACTGCCCAGCGACTTGAAGTCCTTGAAGAACCTGTTCAAAGGTTGATGTCTTTTTTTCTCTCGGACGATTTGGTTGAGCTACTGCTATGAGTGCCATAAATTATCCCACCATTCCTCTCGCTTTTTTCTGAGCCGCCAATATAAATGGCTCATAAGTTTGTCTCGTTCGATCATCTAGTGTTTGTATGGCTGCCTGTGATTGATTGAGTTGAGCAAGTATTGCTTGCGGATCCGATTGCAGCCTTCGATTCACTGATTGAAGCGGCGCCTGTGTTTTAAGATCCCCACCTTTGACTTCTTTAGGATCTATAATGTTTCCAAGAGCGCCTGCGCCTCCAACCGCACCCGCTGCCCCACCAAGACCAGCCGCTAGTCCACCACCAGCAGCCGCTCCACCAGCAGCTGCCCCTGCACCAGCACCCGCTGCCCCTGCACCGGCTACCGCAGGAGCCGCAGCTCCTCCTGTTCCCGCTATGGCAGCAACACCCGCTCCTATAGCGAGAGCCCCGCCAAGGCCCCCAGAGATCGCTCCAAATAGCCCACCACTTTCTTCAACTGGCTTTTTTCTCTGTATAATTGGTTGAAGTGCCATGATTAAATCCTCGCCGCCAATATTTGATTAAAAGGAACACCCGCCTGAGCTTTTTTATAATCGTCCGCGTTTGGTACTCTGCCATAAGGAAACCGACTGAAATATGAATCCAACTCTCTATTTGTTCTCGCGTTAACACCCGCAGATAGCTGAGTATCGATAGATCCAGATTGGCTTGGATTTTGTCCCAAAAGTGTTCCTACATCTGTTCCGAGAATACCAGCAATCTCTCCAACCTTTCTGATATCTAAATCTTCTAGAGCGACGACCTTATTAAAAAGGTTTGTAGCGACGTTCTGTTGATATTCGAGATTAAATTGGCGACGTTGCTCGTCCAGTTGAGCGCCAGCTAAGCTAATCTGCTGTTGTTGAAGGGCTCGACTTAAGGCACTTTCACCCGCCGCAAACTCCTGAGATCCTAGTCTCTCCCGGGTGGCAAACTCTCTTTGTCTTCCGGCTTCTCCTGCTGCAAACTCCTGAGATCCAAGACGCTCACCTGTTACAAACTTTCTTTGCTCGCCAGCCTGTCCTGCTGCAAATTCTTGAGAGCCGAGACGCTCACCTGTTACAAATGTTCTTTGTTTTCCAGCTTCTTCTCCGGAAAATAAACGCTGTTTTCCAGCCTCTTCACCAGCAAATAGACGTTGTTTTTCGGCCTCTCCAGACTGAAACTGTTGCCCCTCTTTAATGAGTCTCTCTTCTCTTTCTAGCTGGTTCTTTTGAACATCAATGCCTGCTAGCTGCTGAGCAAGGTCAGCTTGTGCTTGCTGCCCAGCCTGCGATTCAAGCCTTGAGAGAGCTCCGCTTGAAAGCCTTCCGGTGAATCGCTGTTGTAGTCTTCTTTGCGCAGCCTCTTGGCTTTGTTGAGCCTGCCTTCTTAAGCCCGCTTTAATTGTCTCAAATGGATCTGCCATGTGCTCCCCCTATGCGCTCGCTCGTCTACGAGCTCGCAGGATATATTCAATAGCCGCCCGACTTATTTTGAAAGCCTGGCCAGCCGTGTTCTGATTTGTAAACTTAAACTTAATGCGTCGTCCGTTCGTTGTGCCGAGGTCGACATAGAATTCCTTTTCCGTATCATTGGCCCCGAAAATATCTACATCCCAAATGGCCGTGTCCCAAAGACCACCCGATGAAAGAAGATTGATTTGGCTTAACTCTCCATCACCAGGCTCGAAATCTGTTTTCGAATAGACATTCGCATTCCAATTACCCAAAAGAGTCGCCCAAATGTAAACACCCCTAAAGTCCTTATGATTCTGGGCGTGCTTATCATCTGTATGAAAGTATTTCGTCTCAAAATAAGAATTAATAGCCGAACCACTATCACTATAGAGACTTGTCTTATCGAGCTCTAATATTTGCCCAACGCCTTCGCCCGACGTGGTGCCGAAGAGTTTGTTGTCAAATACAAAGAGATGGCCAATCGAGAGACCTGTCCAAGGAAGCCAAGAACCAATTTGCTTAGGTAAAGTCCTTCTTTGATAGTCATAAACATAAATCCTATTATTTGTCGCATTCGAGTATGGGACGGTGATATAAATCTTATTTTTCCAATGGACGCCATTGATGTCGTTAAAAGCGGCTTTCGAAAAATTAAGGATATCTGGCTCAATACGAAAACTTGCTATTTCTGTCCTGATTCCGCCGATGTCTGTGCTTATAGCTTCATTGGTCGGATTAATTCCTGATAGGGTCACAAATCCTGTGGCATTATCAGCAATCATTCCCAAATACATCAATTGATCTTGAAACGTCACATTAAACTGGGCATTCGATCCATAAGAGGTATTTGTCTTAAGAAGAATATAATTAGCAGGGTCATTGTCAGCTAAATAAAGCATAAATACTTCATTTGTATTCTTAATCATTACAAGTGCGTCGCTTGTCACCCCAAGAGAGGTTATTTTTCCGTCTCCTTTGCCCGCGAGTTCAAAGTTCGCAGCCTTAAATGTGTAAGGGTTTCCTATCTCTGAATAAAAAACGTTTGACGGATTATCAGGGTCAACAATCCAAAGTCGATCTTTGTGTGCTTTAATTAAAGTGTAATCCGCAGGACCACCGGCATCTGTGTCGCTCAAAGTGACGAGGTCAGTATCGCTCGTCTCATCCTTATAAGTGGTCGTTGAGTTATCTGCTATCTCGTCGACATAATAATAAGTTGTTCCACCTGTTTTCGTTCTATGAACCTGTCTTCGAACAACTCCATAACTTACAGGAGCTGTCGGAATACCCGTAAGTGAAGCGATTGAGCTTGTTGTACCAAAGTCGATTGTGACAGCACTGCCTAGATCTCCCACAACCAGGTCTGAGTTTACATACGTAAACTTCCACATATAAACGCCCGTATTAGGGCCTGCGGTTGTCGCTGTTGAAACAAGAGCTGCTGATGGGGTCTCTATTTTATGACGAGTGAAATCTGATCCGTTCCATTTATAGGGCGTTCCGCCATCACTCATATAAAGATAGCCATTATAAGGAGCATAAACGATGTTTGTTTGATTGGTGAAAACGCCGTCTGCCGAAGGAACCGTGATGAGAGTAGTTCCGGTTGTTAGATACATCATTGATGAGTTGTACCAACAAATTAGCTGACTATCGCCACTCGTAGGCTGAAAGCTTGTTGCTCCATAAAATGTCCCCGTGCCTAATGTCTGAATCGTAAGAGCGGTTGAACCATATCGCGTTCTAATTGCGCCGGTGTCTTCTGTATCACAATTGAGCGTATCTGGACTTTCAGCCACATCGATAACATGCGAATTACTTTTATTATGGAGTCCGCCATCGAAGAATGGGATTTCATAAATGAAACGATTGTTTGGCATTAAACAAGTCCTAATGTGTTCGCAATACTTTGGTCCTCACTTTGAACAATGTTAAAGTGATCGCGACGACGTCTCTCTTGCATAAATTTGCGCATGTCCTCTAAAGAAGATCGCCAGAGTGTTAAATGATCATTCGCCCTCGCTGAATCGCCTTCTTTGAGATAAATCCTATAGGTAACGTAATCTACGAAATAATGATGTAAAACTATAGGTGCAGCTATTGTCGTGCTTACCGAAACAGCATCATGATATTTATAACCGTAAAGCTTGATCGTATCGCTACTCGTGTCAGGCGTAGGAACAAGCTTAAGATTATCTCCGAAAAGATTGTAATGTCTCGGAGTCCCCGAAGCTGGATCTGATGATATCGCTGATTGAAGCTTATCAATTTCAACAAGAGTCGAAGGCCTAAGCTTTAGATTATTGTATTCAACTCTTTTAATAGAAATGAAGCCCGTTGGGAGCGTATAGTCTGCCTGATCGGCTACGCTTGTAAGGCTAGAGCTGTCCGTTGCTTCAATAATGAGAGCTTTTGCTGCCGCCTCATTGAGACCGAAAGTTAAATAGGAATAAAGTTCACTATCAGAAACAAAGGTTGATCCTTCGTTATTGCTCGCCTGCCTCGCCGCTGTGATGATCTCTAGTGCTGTCACGTTTTGGACGCCCTTTCTTCTTGGGCGCTTCCAAAGCTGTTATTCGATCATTCAAGTTCTCTAGGACCGAAAGAAGCTTTGTAAGCTTATCATCATTCTTTTGAGATTGAGCAGCGAGTTTCTTATCAAGCTCTTCATTCACCTGTGGAACAAATTTGTCTTTGTTCTCATCCAAATGCGCTTTCAGTTCTTTTTCAGTTGCAAATATCTTACCGTCCGCATGGCTGATAAATCCTGTTGCCTCTTGAACATCACTAAATAGTTTCTGCATTTTAAGAGGCTTACATTTGATATATTCACCCGCATCGTTCTTCACGCTTGGATACCATTGACCCATAAAAAGAACAGCATCGTAATAATCCATATCTACTGAACCACCCGCAGGTATGCGAATAACTTCATCTCGAAATTTCTCCACATGCTCCTCTTTTCCGTGATTCCAAATACGGGCGCGCCCTGCTTCTGGTTTTACTATTGGTGAAACCGCTGTCATCTCTCTTCTCCTTTCGCGAGCCCTTAAAAGGGTAGTCGCCGTTCAATTATTTAAAACTCATCCGAAGCAATAAGATAAACCGTATTGCTCGCGCTTCCTGTTACTGCAGTACCAAATTCCACTTTAACATAAGGAAACCCATTGACGTTTACCGGCCAATTGTAGCATCCGCCCGAGATATCTGTTGCGATTGTTGCCGACAGAATCCTAAAAGCTGTTGCTGAGCTTGTTATGCTTCCCCTGAGAAAAAATGAAATATTACCAGTGCCTGCATTAAACGCTGTCGTTCCTGAATGATAGAGATAGAGCCTAGAGGCGTTTCCTACCTCAACCGTTCCGGTACTTGTAGCAGCCGAAGCAAATGATAATGGATAAACCCGTGACTTTTGCATGGCTTAATACCCATAGACCGTTACGATTAACTCATCTCCACTTGCCGCTCCAGAAATACCGACCGTCCCTACGATGGATGTTCCAGAAACACCTTCATTCATCGCAAATTTAATTGACGCTGTTGAGGCTGATTGAAGCCCAACTGATAGGTCGGTAATGTTTTGAAGTCCAGTTTCCCATGACCCCGTCGCAGCGTCCGCTGTGAGTCGAGCACTGATCTTGCGCTGATTGCCTACAACGTTTGAAGCAAGTGCGCTTACTGTATATGCCATATATTCCCTTTCCTAAAATAAAACGATACCATTCTCAGTGGTATCGAGGTTTTCTATATTCTCTTTGAGTCTATCCGATACTCGATAGGATTCTAAAACATCTTCTATGTGCTTTTGAATGATGCTCATGATATTGCCTTGTTCATAGGCCCCCATACAACCGTCACTACAGTTAATATAAACACCAGGCACATGCATTGATTTGAGATCGAACCAACTCTTAAAATTGTAATAACTGGCCCAAGTTTTCACTTTGTTCCCATAGATATCTCGAACGTTTAAGACCTGTCCCATCGTATCATATTTCGAGTCAAACGAATGGAACTTGTGATCGTAGGAAAAGCTAAAGTCAGCTCCCATAAATATGACCGGATTGCAGCCAAAAATAGCTTTCGCAGCATAAAAAGAGCCGCCTAAAACATTGCCCCCAGAAGAGATATAGAGCTCAAAGGGCTCTATTTTCTTCATCTTCTCTCTTAAATCTGCATTCGGCAGAACTGATTGAAACCAGATCTTCTCGCCCAACCAGTTTGCCCAAAGACGAGGATTAGTTCCTACGTAACTTAAAAGCTTCTGATTCTTTGAGGCGTTTCGATAGAACTCTTTATCAATGATCTTCTTCTCAGCGTCGAGAAACTTCGTAGCGCCATCGAACATCTCATCAATCACGACCTCTCCACCGTCGAGAGTCATCCAATAGTCGATTTTAACTCCAAGATCAGTGAGATAAGCAAAGTTATGAAGCGCTGAAATGGTAAGAATGCCAGGGTTTCCGAGATACTTAATCCCGTTCTCTTCGAAAGGCCTTAAATGTTTCGCATAATGCTTAAGAGAAGGGCCTGAGCCAATACATATGACAGGTTGATTCTGATATTTCTTATACAGCTTCTGAATACCGTTTTCTTTAAAACTACCCGCAATTTCTTTATTGGCAGCCATGTTGCGGAGCCAAATGTCCTGAAAGAAATCTAATGTTTTTTGATCGTTACTCACCGTTTGCTGATGAAGGTCGTTCATAGGTATCGGTGGTGATACGATCGGTGGTTGGTATTCGAGATGTATGTCACATGTTCTTTTCATAACTTAAAAAAGGGGGGGCATTTCACCCCCCAAGTTTTTTATATCAACGGATAGAGATACATTGCACCAGATGAGCTTGTTGCGATGGCACTATTGACATAGCCAATTGCACCGATGTGTGCAGCCAAGCCTGCAGTTGCATGTCCTGTCGGAGCTGTGCTCGTAGCGGTTCCGTTAGCCGCTTGGTGAACGAAACTTCCAGCCGCAAGGTTAGAAGTTACTTCCACTCGAGGACACCAGCCACCCACGAGCATCCAGAAATATTCTCCAGTTGCTACTTGTGAGTGAACAGCCACCCCAATGGGTCTGGCATTTGTTGCTGCTGATTGTGTGATTGTATAACCACTGCAAGCAGTCAAAGGATGGACAAAATGCCCCGCTGTAATAGCTGTATTCGAGCCATTATAGGCAAAGACATATTTGGCCGTTCCATAACAGCCACTTCCAGTTACCTCCACAACGTCACCGACAGCGTGCTTTTGTGAGCCGCTGGCAACGATGGCAGAGATTTCATGATGTAGATTAATTAATGCATTCATGATTCATTTGCCTCCTTATGACGTTAATGCGCCTGATTTCGCTTGCATTCGTGGGTTCGAACAAACAAGAGCACCAGCAAAGAAAATTCGCGCTGTCATAACTGCCTGTTTACCTTCATCCATGAATTTACGGAATCGGAAGTTTTCGTCTTTATGAATCGCCAAGAACAAATAGTTCTCATTGAGGAAGAACAAATGACTCGACGGGCACTTTTGGTCCACAACAAAGGGTCGTCCGTTAAACATAAGTGAAACGAATCCACCCTTAGCGCTGTCAGAATCCTGAAAGCGTTGTTGAGGTTGAAGTTGTCCATAGTAGCGATTGTAAATCGACTGAGTGGTCACGCCAATAGTGGGCATGTCCGAATCAATCGATGCCGCTCCCCATTGCGATTGCATATGAGAAATGGACAAAGTGGTTGTCGTGCTGTCCTCTTGAGCAGAAGCCCATGAGTTTGAAGAACGATCAACACCACCATAAGTTCCAGCGCTATCAACCGCCAAACGAAGTCCAACGATTTGATTCGCGGTCGTTCCTGCGTTGTAAAGAGCTGTACCAAGAGCATCTTTAATGGTCATTTCTGCAGCATTGATCTTTTCTTTAACGAAATTGACCTTTGCCTCAGGACCAGAGTTCTTGAGTTCATCGATTCTTGTGATAGATATCGGCACTTGTGCTTGCTTCCATAGGAATTCAAAAGCACTGAATTGCTCGACATCCGTTGTGTTAAGTGTTTCTGCTCCGCTAAACCATACGTCAGAGCTCGATTGAGCATACATGACTGGTTGAAGGACGCGCTCGCCTCCGCTTAACTTCACTGAACCTTTCTTAAGCATTCGAGACAATAAAACGTTTGATTGAAAAATATTGTCCACGAGCTTTGGGAGAAAGTTCTTAGCAGTTATCGAGGAGATTTGATCGTAAGTTAGAGCCATAATAGCTAACCTCCAGTTATACCAAGTTCTTTCAAGGAGAGTTTTGTTAACTCATCATAGCTGGTGTCTTTAAGACTCTTCTTCGTTTGAATCGTATCCTTTAAAGAAAAAGCTCTATTCATAATAAGCCCCTTCTTTTGATTCGCCTTAAGTTCTTCTAATTTCTTACTGACAGCGCCTTCCGCTTTTTTGTTCGCCCATTCATCCCCATAAAGGTCTAAAAAGGCCGCCCTAAAAGAAGGAAAGTTGCCATCCGAGAGATGTTTAAGAACCTTGTGCTCTACGGTAAAACCGAATTCGTCTTTATGATTCCAGTCTATTTCAGGAGTTGAGTCTCTCCATGATTTAATTTGCCGATCAAGTTCTTGATCTTCACGCTCTGAGCGTAATTGATCTTCTCGCGTTTTGATTTCACCGACAGCTCGCTCAAGACTCGATAATTTCTGCATGATAGGATCATCGGAGACTTCAGTAGGAGTTGTTTGGCGCTTCTCATATTCCGCTTTAATGAGTTCAAGCCAATCGGGGTTTTGACGAGCAAACTCATCAATTTTCCGCAATTCTTGAAATCGATTTGGGTCAAGATCGGCGTAGTCTTTCTTTTGTAGTTCTAAAAGCTCGCGCTCCTGTCGGAGTAAGCGATTATTAATTTCATAATCGAGTCCCTTTTGAGCCAGACTAAGAACCTCAGTCTCCTCTTTCTCGAACTCTTCACCGCCCCTTTTGAGTTTAAACATTTTCGGAGCAGGTTTTTCTTCTGTTGCCTCAGCGTCAGAAGATAAATCAGGAGTCTCCGAAACGCTGTCCAGTAGGGCTTGAGTATCGTCAGCCGCTAGATTTGTTTCGTCTTCCATATAAATCCTTTTTTAAGCAGGTATACCTCGGCCACCTGATTCTTGTGGAACCGGACCTTGAGGTGATGGTTGTTCTTCTTTTTTTCCGCCCATATCAATACCAAGAGCATCTTGGATCGATGCTACAAGTTGATCGCCCGAAGCAAGAATTCCCTGCAATTGTTCATCCTTTGCATTAAGCTTTTGAGCGACAAGAGCAATCTTTTGAATTCTATCTACGAGTTGAACGACTTCTTTTGCGACCGCATCACTAAGTGCTTGTGCCTGATCTTGTGAAATCGCCCCATCTCCTGCGACCTGAGCCGCATCTTGACTTCCATCCCTCGGTGGAACAGGTACTATTTTTCTACTATCCGCTGGCATTTGGTGCCCCCTGTTGTTGAGCCGCAGCCTGAGCAGCGGCCTGTTGTTGTTTTTCTAACTCCGAAGCGATCTCATCGGCATTCGGATAATCTAAATCTTTTAAAAGCCTACGAGGTGTTAACACTCCTAAGCTAAATAACTTCATTGCTGTGTCGGCCTTTGCTCGTTTGGCAAAAGGTAGATTGGATCCTATGGTCGCCCTTACGTCAAAAATACCACGGGTTCGAAACTTCTTCTCAACTCCCATTTGGCTTCCACCCTCTTCTGAGGGGAGAACTTCTTTAACTTTTGCGATATAAAAGTCGACATTTTCTGGATCCTTGTCGATCTGAAATTTGAATTGCCGAACGTCAAGCCCTTCATTCTCAGATCTTATTGTAACAAGTCTTTCCGTATTGTAAAACTGCATGACTCTACTCACATAGAGCTGTCCAATCTCATTAAGGAACTTCTCAAGATTACGCGCTTTTTGCCTTATGCGCGTTTGAGCAGCTTCTTGAAGAGATTCAATCGCTATTCCTGATGTAACCCCCCCAGGGGTCGCCCCTTGAGAGACCTCACCCGAGCCAAACACACGATCAAAAGCATCTACTGCTAGCTGATAAACAGAAAGTACATTAGCTGGTAGCCCAACTCCTGGCTCCCTATGAACGTCAGAGCCGGGTGTTTTTTCAACAATGAGGCCAGGCTGATTCGTAACCTGATCTGTATCGATTGATCCCATGTCACTGATCCATATTGGATTACCCATGAGCACGATCGCATCCATCATAAAAGAGATAAGACGGTTAACCATTCTCTGTGGACCCTTGAGCTGCTCCACCTCTCCCATGCCCCAGAACTCTCTCGGGATCTGATAATCGACAAATCGGGCATAGGGAAAGCTTCCATCCTTGTAAGGATTATCATCGTCATGGGCGAGCATATTATCGATAATCATCACATAGCGCCCATTAGGATATTTCTTACGAAGGACCTTCTCCTCCTGCTTGTCGTTTTCTTTTTCACCGTCCGGTTCAAATGAAGCTGAACCCTCTAACGTGTCCGCAGCAATGTCAGACTCCTCCATTGAATCATCTTGTATCCAACACTTTATGAGGAGAGACTCTTTGAGTTTCTCCGCTTCTTGATTTGTAAAAGCTGACGCTGCGTCGTCAGTGGCTTCATTCGACCGGATGGCGTTCGAGTTTAGGCTTACGTCGAAATTAGTTTTATTAAACTTGCTTGGTATACCGCTTTGAAGTGTGCCGTTAATCTTCTCAGCAAGTTCTGGAAACATGGCCCTCGCCTCTTCAACGGGAATGGCCCTTGCTTCAATTATATAGGGACAGCTTTTATCATTTACATCAAGAGCACGAGGTGCTGGATAGAATTCGTAATTATCAACACACCTAAAAACAATCTTTCCTTCTGGCTCATCAATGGTTGGATCGAATTCAAGAGCTCCTATTGCCGTGCCATAGATGAGTCCTGTTTTGATGATGTCGGTAAGGACGTGAGACCACCCGTAGCGTGTCCACTCACTGTCTGCTAGTTTTTTAAACGCCTCTGCGAGATCTCTATCGTCGATATCTTCTGGGATGAAATCAATCTGAGGACGGTTATCGTTCATAATGGGGACAACTTGCTCAACCGCCGAGAACACAAGATTAATGACCTCAGAGTGTCGATACGTTGGCCGTCTATAGGGCCACTGCCTTCCGAGATAGAACTCGAAGTTCTCATCCCATTTGGCTTCTTTAACTTTTCGTGCTTTTCGTGCTTTTTCAAAGAGCGAGTTCACCATTTGAACAACTTCTTGGTCTTCTCGGCTTTGGTCTTTGTCCAGAATATCTAAAGAATCATCTTTTATTTGGTCTGCCACACGATCCCCTCAGCTAAGCTTTTCAGTCTATTATCATCTTTTATTTTAGCCGATTCTTCAAAACCTTTTACTACGCTTTCGACGGAGGCGTTTTCAAGTGGTTCATATCCATGATGCTTCGCGTAGTCCTTCATGTCTTTTTCGTTTTTGAATCGCCTTCCAAACGCTACCGAATGAAGTGGGCCCTGATCAATATGACCAACCCTAAGACGCGTGACAATCGGGATCATCTTCATATTTTTCGTGCCGCAAGCCCGGCAAGATCTCATAACGGGCTTCTCATCGCTTAAAAAGAAGCATTCCTCTGTAAACTCACAATCCTGGCACTGATAATCATAGATAGGCATTAATAATACTCCGGCCCATGCGTTGCCCGAGTCTTTCTTTTCCAGGCTGGGGTGTGTGTTGATGGAGATGCGGTTGGTCTCGATTCTTTTTCTGCCTGATGAACCCTGCTCTTCATATTAAATTCCGACTTCCCTATTTGATAAAGAAAGTAGGATAAATAGCGATTAGCGTCCATCGAATGATTCTTTACGTTGAGCGGCTCCTCCTTCGGATTCTTTTGGTCGTCGTCATTTTCTTTGTATGAATAGGTCTCATACTCATCGAGGGTATGCACACACGTATTAAATACAAAGAACCGACCGCTC